CTTTATCCTTACGGAGCCAGGGACTGAATCTCTTCTTTTTCCTAAGTGTATTTAGATAAAAAGAATATTGCATATCCTTATCAAGATTAGGATACTTGTTCATTTCATTAGAAAACATAATACAATCAAGATGTCCTGACAAACAACGATTAATAATATATGGTTGATACTCTTTTGATATTGACGAATCTTCTTCAATAAGATTATTTTTATTGAAGTTAATGGAATTTAACCAGTCTTTAAGTTGTGTCATTTTGGTAGTTTCCTATTGAAGTTCCAGTAATCAAATTTCTGCCACATATAGTATACACCAATCAAAGTTCTTTTAACAAACTCTTCAAGAAATATAAGTGATAAAAATATTATTTTCTCTACATCCATCACCAATCAGGATAATGATTTATGTTTCCAAGATATTGATAAATCAAATCTAATCCAAATACAAAAGTCTCTCCTTTTTCATCTTGAAGATAAAAAGGCATATTAGGATACATCCTTCTTGCAGTATAGTATTGACTGACAACTGCACAGTCATCATCAATCCATCTTTCTTTTTCTAATTCTTCTTCAGTCATAGTACAGAATAGGGATCAATCTCTTCACCAAGTTCATCAACATCTCTCAATAAGTTATTAAACTTCTCATCAGATTGGGCTAACTTCTGCTCTCCTTTAGTAGTATAGTGTAATATAACAGGATTGAAAAACTCTTTATGTTTCTCCTCAATATACCCCATTGTAACATCCTGTATACCAAACATACCACCTGTAGATGAAAGACGACTTAATAGAATCCAAACTGCATACTGATCAACAATACGTGAGTTTGGAATAGGCATTAGTTGAGCACCATTTTTAAATATGGTCATCAACTCTGTCAGTTCATCTAACCTATCTACAATCTTAGTATGAATATTATTATTAAGCAAGATCACACCACAGCAATACTTATAAACTTCTTCCTTACCACCAAGAGCATAAATTGCTTTATCAACTTTACTTAATGATTCTCTTATACCTTTACCACCCCCAGTATTAGGGTCGTGTCTAAATCCAAATTCTTCTCTACCATAAACATCGTACCGAGAATAAGTATCAAAGATGTATTGAACATCATCATAAAAAATAGTATCAGAATCCAGATAAAGAATATTATAGGACTGATCCTTAAAATGTTTAAGGTTGTACCATCTATGAATCGACCATGCACTAAGCATATTATGATCAAACCCATCTTCAAAAGGTAAAACCTTTACGTTGTAAGTAAGACAGAAATAAGGGGGAATAAGAGTAGTGTCATCACAAAACAGATAAACAGGTATTTCATTATTAAATTCTCTTAGTGAACGAATACTATGGTCAAAGCGTTTTAACTCATGATCATTTATATGATCATGTTTATTTTTTTTATAAGAATAACAAACTACGTTCACTCTTCTTTCTCCATTATTTTTTCATCTTCTTTAGATTTATTCTTGATTATAATTCTATCATTATTATAATCTGGAACAAACTCTAAAACATCATCATGAGACCAACACAACTCCTCATATAACATATTCAGTCGATCCATGTCTTCCCATAGATCGTTTATATGATCATCAGTCATGGAGCAAGACCTTCTTTCTTTAGTTTGTCATATTTATAACATCCATCAAAGGATAACTTAAGTTTCGGTCCTACATTGTAATTAAATAGCAACAATTCCTTTCTTTCTTTTTGTTCCCTCATATACTCACCAACAGATCTCATAGTATAAGTTAAATCAAATTCAGCAACATTCCACCTACCGTGCCAATCACTAAATCTTTCCTTAACTAATTGATCTGAATTATAACTGATAAGCATAGGAACATCATACTTATCACAATCTGCTGCAAACTTGTCGTGATCAAATCCTTTATGCATTGAACCTTTCTTACCATAAAGATTATCCTTAATATCATATGGAGGATCTAAGTACATAAACATTCCATCATGAATTTTATTCTCCATCAAGTGCTCATAAGAATATTGATTAATATGCCAATGAGATATAATTTCAGAATAGCCAGTTAACTTCTCTATTCCTCTCATAGAGAAATTAGAAATAGATGCCTGTTTAGAAAATGAAGATGCTTCAGTAAGTCCTGAGAAACTACACTTGTTTACAATATAAAATGCTGCTGCTCTTTCTATACAATCTAAACTTTTATCATTGATTCTACTTTTACATTCTATAAAAAGTTCTTTAGCAGAATCTGGATCTGGATGAGTTGATTTATAATTAGATATCTTCTCTGTTAACTCATCACCAAAGGTTTGTAACTGAATCCAAAAGTTTACTAATGGTTCATACAAATCATTAACAGTAATCTTAAGGTGAGGATACTTTTTAGATACATGAATGGCAACACTACCACCACCTAAGAATGGTTCACAAAACTCAGTGTAATTTCTAAGATCTGGAAAGTATTGATCCATTTTGGTACAAGCACGAGACTTGCCACCAGGATATCTTAAAGGAGTTTTATAAGATTTAATAGAACCTTTCATCACTATAATCTCTTTGAACTTCTAGATCAATAGTATCCATAATTCTATGAAATGCACCAGACATTAATCTATAACCAGTGCCAACATATATCTGTCCTGCAACCACAGCAAATGTAGCAGTTCCCCAGAAGATATAATACCATCTAGATTTAACTTGGTGTCTTTGTTTTCTTGTTATTGGTTTCATTTTTATTCCACGGTTGATCATGAGATAAATCACACCACTTTTTAAAAAATTTAAGTAGTTTCTTCATCATGTTTATGGTCTAGTTTACCAGACATCTCATATGCATCTTTGTTTCCACCGTGTCCGTGTGCGATACCCAGTTCATGCATTTTAGCATGCTCGTCAATTGGATCACGTAAATCTTTCTTTCCTGGACCAAATGTGAGATATAAACCATATCCCATAACAAAAAATAATAATCCAACTATAATAGCAACCATTTGTCCTTCAGGTGATAAACCTGAATAATTACCGTGAGGTATTGTGTTAAAAAGGTAAATCATTTAAAGTCCTCAATAGTAAATAAACTGTGTAATTCCAATCCTGCATCCATCATAGCATCTCTACCCCCTTCTTGTCTATCTACAATTGCAACAACACGATTAACTTCATATCCTAAGTCACGTAATACCTTTACTGCTTTAATTGCTGAACCACCAGTTGTAACTACATCTTCTAACACAGTAATCGTAGTAGGAGCTGCTCCACCCTTACGAATTGTTTCTTTTGGTGGTAATGGTCCTTCTACTTGTGATGCTGTTCCATAACCTTTAGGTTCCTTACGAATAATTAAACCACTCAATTTATATCCATGAGCAGCAGCAAGACAACAGCAACCACTAACTAAAGGATCAGCACCTAATGTAAGACCTGCTACTACATCATCATCTACATGCTGTAATAATAAATCACTTACAATCCATAACCCATCACTACTCAAAGTAACAGGTTTACAATTTACATAATGTTCACTCTTCTTACCTGATGATAAAGTAAATTCACCTTTACGGTAAGCATCTTTTTTTAAAAGTTTTAATAAATCTTTTTTCATTTTATTAAATCCATAATACCATAATAAGCAATAACTCCAGAACAAAGTCCACTAATCAATAATAGTATCCCTAAAAATCCAAAACAATTCATATTGAGTATTATGTATTGAACATTGATAAAAATATTACAACTTGAATACTAACTAAAAATTTAAGGATGGTTGAATATTTGTTTCTGATTACTGACAAGAGTAATAACCTTTGAATACTAACGTAGACCATCCTCAACAATCATCTTACGAAGAGCATACCATATCTTTTGTGTCATTTTATCCACCTTAGTTCTTGCTTTCTTAAGTTTAGCAAGTTCTTCATAACTCATTCCAACTTGGAAGTCAGTACAATTAGTAGCAATCCTCAAAGGATCATTCTTATCTCTTAACTTATCAGGATATGCATATTCAGATACTGCTCTACGCATCCAGTGCTTATAGTTAGATGCAGCAACACCTTGATTCATATGGAATGGTTTGCATCCAAGATAATGTGCTTTGATATATTTCCAGTTAGGAACTAATCCAATATCAGGACGAACACGCAAGGTTCCATCAGGTCTTAAAATAGAATGAACCAAAGTATAAATGCGATTTGGAACTGCTATTTTTATATTATTTTTCCTATCAAACTTTAACCCAATAGCCTCAATCAACTCCATATCTCCATTAAGATATTCAGTAAGTTTTAAAGCATATTTTTTAATCCATCTTGATACAGCATCTTCATAATCTGGATGCTTTTTCTTATCAAATCCATATCCAGATGTTTTAGCAGGATTTATATCTTCATTACATTGTTGAATGTAATCAAAAATAAAATTGTTTTTTTCTTGAAAATCTGTTAATCGTGTTGGAGTAAATTCTTTAAGAGCATAAAAAGCACTACGATCTTTTAATAAGAAATTAGCAATTGCTTTTGTATCTGCTTCATCTGTTTTATCATCTTCATCTAATCCAGCAAGTTTCCTTGTTTTAGGTGTAGATTTTTGAGGGAACAAAAGTAAGGTAATTCCCCTTTCTTTAGCATTCTCTTTCAGTTTAGTTAACTCATCAAAGTTAAATGGTTGAGCCATAGTAAATCTATGAGATTCTCTTAAATGAGCACACTCAACAACTAAAGAATCCCCTTTTTTTAATTCAGGGATATTGAGATTAATAAGATCTTGTTCTGGTAACTTTCCATAAAACTTATCATTTTTACTATCATAGATGTGAACTTTACCTTGACCCACATCTGCTGTAAATAGATTCATAATTTGAGTATTATAGAGTGAAAACTAACTAGAGTTTTATAATTTGAATACTAACATATAAATGATGGAGTGTCAACTATGAGTATTAGCAAGTGAATACTGATAAAAGTATTTGCCTTTGAATACTTACTTAAATTCACACTCCACCATAATTTCAGTTAAACAAGCAAGTAAATTTATTTCTTGATCTGCTACAAATGCTATTTGATATTGGTATTTCGCAATAATAAGAACGGCAGCAGGAATAGTGCGAGGGACAAGGGATTCGCTAAGACTATCGTAAATGCGACGAAGTAATACAGTAGGATCATTGTCCAAGTTATCGACGCACCATTTACGTACTTCTGGAAAGTTTTTTTCTTTGAGGTTTTTAATGAGATCATTAACCTTTACGTCACTAAAATGTGCAAGTATACCAGTATCTATCTTACCCCCAACAGCATACCTCTGACACTCATTTAATACTCTTCTCCAATCAGGAAAATGCTTGTTAATGAGTTCTGCTAGGACTTTCTTATCTGCTTCTATTCTTTCTCGCTGCAATATAGATATTAATCTTCCGAAGAATTTTGCTGCAATCTCTCGTTTATGCTTGCCCTGAATACCAAACTCCACCACAGCACATCTCGAATGGAGGGGTTCAATGATTTTATTTTTGTAG